GCATAAAAGAAATTATACATATCAATTTAGGGATGATTCATATATTTCTTTTAAGTAAGGAATATGTGTATGACTGTGCTTGGTATATGTAGATGGTGGATTATATATATCAAGAGTATTGGTGTGTGTGTATGATTTTAGTATGTAGATAATTATGACTTAGTTTTTCAAAGTAAAACGACCTATCAACCATGATTGAGTTTAAACTTTCATGTGACTTAGAATTTCAAAAAGAAATTTACCGTTGTTCCAGCGGTTTTATCAAATGGAATTTATGAGTAGGTATCAGGTTACCACTATTTGTGTGTCAACTAAAGGAGAAATGATCCTCATAAATGCTTATATGTTGATGAACTTTGCATTTTACTACATTGATTATTCTCATTATGAAACAGAATCAAGCATAAGATTATAAATTTGCAACCCGGCCTGCGAAGGAGCTGGCATTTTCTGCACCGTGAAAGGTGATGTGAAGTTGGCTCTGGAGCCGATTCGTTCAAAATGTGCAGGCATTTTGGATTAAGTGGATGTTTTGTCAACCCTCGTTTGGAACTGCCCCGAGAATGTTTTGCAACAGCGTATGACTTGATTCAAGTATTTCTTTGATCTAAATTGAATTGATGATGTTTTTGTTCTTAACATTTAGATACAGACAACCAATTAATGGCTCTGAACTTAATTGAAGCTTGATAGTTTGAATCCCACTAAAATGGATACTTTTATCAAAATAAATTCGTCGTACTCTCGCTCACTTACAAATAAAGACTTTTTATTATTAAAGACTGGTTATTGTGTTCAAAAAGATGGTTATGAGGCTTATTATTTTTCTGGTTGGTGTCCTTTTACTCAGGAGATTGTTGTGAAAGGAAAACGTTCTGAAAAGATGAGATTGAAGAAGAAGGTTAAGATTACATCATTACCTAAACAGGATTGGTCTTGTTTGGATGATCTTCCCATTGTAGAAAGATGTATGACAATGGTTGAAGCTGTCGGTTGTAGTCGTCGCCAACGCAAATTGGTGATTGAGGAGGCATTGGAAAAGAATTGGTTGAGAAATTGGCTGATTGCTTTTCCTGCCGTTTATGACGAACTTGGTTTATTCGAAATTGATTATGATAGCACGGAAGTAGATACTTGTTTTGGGCTTCTTCTACAACAAGGAATTGAACCTAATCCGGGTCCAAATTTTGATGAAAGTGTTGATAAACTTTTAGCAGATGTGAAAAAACGTATACACGAACTTTATATTCAAAAAAACTTTTCTTGTGGATTGAATGAATTCGTTCAATTACACCCTAATGCAACGCGAGAGATTGCTTGTATTCGTGAACTTTCAACTCCTGATCACGATCCGCGTTTTATTACAACGATTAATTTGAAAATTGATGGCATCACTTATTGTGTTACAGAACGTGAAAAGACGAAAATTTTATCTCGTGAGAAAGCTGCTCAATCTGTTTTAGAATTAGCTTTTGCTGGTGAAGAATATCATTTGAAATGCTTACCTGCTTCGCATTGGCTTCGTGATTTATTGCGAGAAGGTGTTGAAGCCAATCCTGGTCCAGCTCCATTGTCTTTCCTTTCTTATATTAAGTTGATTGATGAAGATCCAAATAATGGAGAGAAACTTTTGCAATATTTTCGAATGGATGCTGGAGGTTTAATTTTAGATTTTCAAGGATATAATGGAATCTTTTCATTTATTTTTACTCCCCAAAAACTAGATACTATTTCAACAATAAATTTTAATGATTGGTTTACTTATACTAATACTTTTAGAGATTATGAACTTATTTTACACAAAATGTTTCTTTCAATTGAAATTTTGTCACCTACTGGTGTTTGTCCTGGAATTATTTGTAGATTAACTAAAGAAGATTATTATCATTTATATGATTCGTGTTTTTTCTTTCGTCTTCTTTGTATTTATAATAGAAGTTCAAATCTGAGTCAGTTTAAATTGTTATTATCTGGAGATATTGAAGAAAATCCAGGACCAGTCCTATCCAAACCCCGTGTTAACGATCTTAGGGATTTGGGAGAGATTTTGGTTCAAATGGGTTTATTTGATAAATTGGATAGTGGAGTGCATGGAATTGAAGATTTGAATGGTAATTTTAAAAGATTAATAAATACGGTAGAAACTTTTGTTCCAATGTTAGCAAATAATATTTCTCAATCTACCTCTGCCTTATGCACTACAACTGAAGATTTAAAAACTGATCTAGCTAAATTTTGTATGTTTTTCTTTTTGATTCAAGGTTTATTTATTATGGGACATAAGAAGACTGCAATTTGTGGTGTTCTTTTGGTTCTTGCGCACGTTTATGGTTTCGATGCAACAATGATTAATTTGCTTAAAGATTTGAAACAAAGTTTTGAAGATATTTATGTTGAGGGTGAAGTTTTAGAAGATGTATTGTGTTCGAAGACTTTGAATGTAGTAGGTAAATTGATTTTTGGTTGTATGGCTTTTATATTTATCAAGAAGATACCTGGAAAACAAGACTGGGACACTTATATACATCGTTTAGCACGTCTGCCTCAAGCAGCTGATGGAGCTAAGAAAATCTGGGCACTTTGTTCAGAATATTTTAATATTAGTTTGGATAGTTGTAAGCATCTTCTGATTAATAAGGAATCTGGAGATTTTCAAAGTACAGCAGATTATATTCGAGAAATTAAGGATTGGATGCAGGAAGTTGAACATTATTCTGATTTGATGGAAAGGAGGAAAATTGATTTGAATCCAGAAGTCGCAGGGAAAGTGGGTCGTCTATGGAGTCGAGGCATGAAGTACAGTACTGACTGGACTATACCTATGGATGTGATGAAAAGTGTGAAGCAGATGCTTTTCCCGGCGCATCAATTGTATAAATATTGTGAAGTTGCTCCTACGTCAGGTGGTGGGCCGAAAGTTCGACCTGTTAATTTATGGCTTGTTGGTGATTCTCAGATAGGAAAATCATGTTTAGTTTGGGCTTTGTGTGCTGATCTTTTACAGAAAATTGGATATACTCCTGAGGAAGCTGATCAATTGATTTATGCTCGACAAGCTGAAACAGAATTTTGGGATGGTTTTCGAGATTATATTCCTATTGTTTTGATGGATGATGCGTTTGCTCTTAAAGATGATAAGCTAAAACCAAATCCTGAAATTGGTGAAGTGATTAGAACCAATAATATGTTTCCTTGCCATGTTCATATGGCTGCTTTGTCTGATAAAAATACTTTCTTAAAAGCTCAATTTATGATGTACACTTCAAATGAATTTAATGTACAAGTAGAATCTTTAACTCACCCAGCAGCTTTTTATAATAGAATGAATGACAATGCTTTTAAAGTAGTAGTTAAGGAAGAATTTTCATTACGTGTTAGTGCGGCTAATAAACCAGCTGTCTTTACTTTAGATAAAACAAAACGAACGTCTTCCCATTTGTCTACAGATTATTATGTTTTCCAACAGATGAAGTATAATATGGATGATAAAAGATGGTATGATATTGGTGCTCCTATTTCTTATGAATCCCTACGTTCCCGATTGATCAGAGATTGGAGATCTAAACAAGATGAATTTTTGACTTTTACTCAAGATATTAAGACTCGAATGCGAGAGGAGTGGGTTGAAGTTGAAATGGGAGAGGATGTATATTACAATGCTGAACAATCTTTCGATGATGATGATGTAGTCAAGATGAAAATTGAAGAAATGGAGAAAGAAGGAATGTTACCTTGGGCTATTGCTAGTTGGTTTGCTCAGTCAGACGAATGGTGGTCTTCTTATGTAAAATATAAACGTAAAGAGAGGTCGTTAGGCAATCAGTTCCAAAAAGCAATTGCTAGTTGTACTAATTACCTTAAGAGATATGAAGAGCAAGCTTTGAATATTGTTAAAAAATACAAAATTCTTGAAGTATTAGGAGTTCTTGGTGCTGTTTCAGGTATTGGATATATGATTTATTCAATTTTCAAATCAGATGATAATGAAGTTGAATTAGCTCACTCTGGTGCTCAAAATGTTAAGAAACCCCGTCAGGTATACGTCCATGGAGGAAAATATATTGCAGGTGAACACCTAGAAGTTGAAGGTTTGACAGATCCTAATGCTTGGGAAATTATTTCTCATAAAGTTGATAGGAATACGTTTTGTATGAAGGTGGGACCTTTTGTTGGTAATGTAACTTTTATCAAAGGCAAAGTTTTTATTATGCCTTATCACTATGTTCCTTTAATTATTAATTTTAAATTATCTCCATCTGAGATGATTTATCTATTTAATTCTGATGGTAATTCCATGTTTAACTTTCCAGTTAGTCACATTATTAATAATGAAGCTCTTTCTCCTAATTGTGTGCGTTTGTCTGGTACAGAAGGTGATAAAGATGCTGTTTTAGTAGGTCTCCATCGACTACCAGGATATCCGTGTGCAGATATTACAAAGCTTTTTGTTCACGATTATGATCAAGGAAGATTGAATTCAGGTGAATTTGAGGGAGCTTTAACTACTTTTAAACAGAGCACTCGAGGTCCGATTAGTGTAGTTAAGACAGTATATAAGGTGAATTCATTGGATACAACAATTACAGCTAAGATTCCTACAAACAAAACAACATTTTTTGGAAGCAAAATTTATGATGAAATTAAGATGCGTAGGTGTTATTATTATCAAGGTCAAACTACAAAAGGAGATTGTGGTTCTCTTCTAGTCATTTTTAATAAATTTTTAGAACGTAAGGTAGTTGGTATTCATGTAGCTGGATCTAGTACATATGGCTTTTCGGTTCCATTGACATATGAAGAGATAACTAAAGGATTAGCTGGTCTAGATATTGAATGTAATTTTGCTGTTAATGTGGATGAATTGTTGAGTGAAAGACCTGAAATGCCCCAAGGTGAGTTTGTACCACTTGGGAAAAGTGAAATTCGTGTTGGACAAGCTACAAAAACAGCATTGCGGCCATCTCTTTTGCATGGCCATTTGAAACCTGTTCTAAAACATCCAGCTCGTCTTAAACCTTTTGTTCAAGACGGTGAAATTATTGATCCATTGATGGTAGGTTTGAAGAAGTGTGGGGTTAAAACATCATATTTGGAGCCTAAGGTTTTGGATGAAATATCAAGTGTTATGCTTGCTGAACTCAATCAGGATCATGCTGGTGTGCAACCTCGAATTTTCTTGTCATATGAGGAAGCAGTTGAGGGTGTAGATGATGATTTTATTCGATCAATAAATAGAACGACTTCAGCAGGATTCCCATATGCGCAAGAAAAAAGAAGGAAACCTGGAAAACAAGATTTTCTTGGTAGTGGTGATGATTTTGATTGTACTCCTCCTTTTAAAACAGCTGATGGGGAACGTTTATTTAATGATGTTTACGCTTTATTAGAATCATATAAAAATTTAGAATTAAAAGGAGTTTATTGTATAGATACTTTAAAAGATGAATTACGTTCAAAAGATACAACTCGTGTATTTTCTGCGTGTCCTCAGCACTATGTCATTGCTTTTCGTATGTATTATTTAGGATTTTGCTCTTGGCTTATGCATAATCGTCATCATAATGGGATTGCTGTTGGTGTGAATCCTTTCGCAGATGAGTGGAATTTATTAGCTTCCTTGTTAAAACAGAAAGGTAAAAGAGTTGTCGCAGGAGATTTTTCAAATTTTGATGGCTCCTTGAATTCACAAGTTCTTTGGGCTATTTTCCATGATATTTATATTCCCTGGATTAAGATCAGATTACATGCTGTAGAATTAGAATTATCTGAAGAAGATTATCGTATCTGTTTCGGTCTTTGGTCTCATCTTGTTCATTCAATCCATATTTTTGGAGATAATGTCTATCAATGGACACATTCTCAACCATCTGGAAATCCAATTACTGCAATTTTAAATTCAATCTATAATATTTTTATTATTCGTTATGCTTGGTATAATATTTTCCATGGAACACCATTGCAAAGTCAGTTGAAATTTAGTAAATATGTTTTTATGATCGCCTATGGAGATGATAATGTTATTAATATATCCGATGAAATTATAGATAAGTTTAATCAAATAACAATAACACAAGCTCTTGCTACGATAAATCACACTTATACTGATGAAGGGAAGACTGGTCAGTTAATAGCCTCACGAACTTTAGAAGAAACTCAATTTTTAAAACGTGGTTTTATTTTTAATCAAGAATTGTCGCGTGTCGTTGCTCCTTTAGATATTAGTACAATATGGGAAATGTTAAATTGGGTTCGTATCTCAAAGTCACAATTAGATTTAAATTCAATTTTATTGACAAATATTGATGTCGCTTTTCGAGAATTAGTTTATCATGGTCGTGACAAATATAATGAATTGGCTTCAGTAATTACCTCAAATTCTTTCCGTTTTCCTGGAAAGAAACCTGTGATTCGACCTTATGAAGCTATGCTCTATGATGTTGAGTATGGCTGGGATATTGAGGAGTATGCTTTCTTTTAACTTTCTATCCTCCAATGGTTCTTATGAGATGAAAAGATGAACCAGAAGGTTGTGGTTGTAACGCGTGATCCCTGTCGACATAATAATTTTGTGGGTTTAAAAATGTCGATTATGCTGTGTTACAGAAGGGCTTAGCTATTTAGCTTTATTGATCAAGGTGGTCCGAGGCAGCCCCTCAAAATCTAGGTCGCCCCACTGCTCGAGGAAAGATTAAGTTATCTTCCTTGCTAAGATTTTAACTTGCTGCAAATCATGAAATCGGAGAACGAGAAGTTCTCAATCAAACTCAAGAAGTGGTTACATTCACTTCAGAGGGTGTAACTCCCTCAACTCAAGCCTTGCCAGATATTGTCGATATTGATACTCGATATCTCCATATGACGGCAAAGGAATTTCGCACACACTCAGTCGTTGATTTTCTATCTCGTCCAGTTGTTGTTTCAACAACTGCTTCCACATGGGACACTACCCAAACTCAAGGAACTCAACTAGTATCTTATAATTTTCCTGATGTTCTTCTAACAAACAACATGTATAAAGAAAAATTGGCAGGTTTTGTTGGTCTTAGGGCTACTCTACATGTCAAAGTTCAAGTTAATTCTCAACCATTTCAAGCTGGTAGATTAATGTTACAATATATTCCTTATGCTCAATATATGCCTAATCGTATTTCAATTATTAATGCTACTCTTCAAGGTAGATCAGGGTGTCCTCGTACGGATCTCGATCTTGGTGTAGGTACAGAATGTGAAATGACAATTCCATATGTTTCTCCTCATGCTTTCTTTAATTTAATTACTGGCCAAGGTACTTTTGGTACTATTTATCTTGTTGTTTATTCTCCTCTTAAAGATATTGCAAGTGGTACTCAATCTGTTGAATATACTGTCTGGGCATGGTTGACTGATGTTGATGTCCAATATCCAACTGGTATGCCAATTTTAACCACCCCAGCTCCTAATTTAGATCAGGATGGACCAGTCTTCGTTCAAGGTGGGATGGAAGAGATGCGACTTCATAATCAAAATGCTCCTAGTGTTGGCATAGGTCAAATTTCTGAAGGTCTTTCTACTCTCTCTCGTATTCCTATAATGGGTAATATATTTACTAAACCAGCTTGGATCTCAGCTTCCGCATCAAGCATTTTGCGACATTTAGGTTATTCAAAACCAACAACGAAAGGTGATATTTGTGAAACTAAATTACGTGGTGTTGTTCGAATGGCAAATTTTGATGGTATAGATGCTTCTCACAAGTTAGCTTTAGCATCAGATAATGAGGTTGAAACTCAACCAGGTTTAGCTGGCACGTCGATTGATGAGATGGCTATTTCTCGTATTGTTACAATTCCAAATTATTGGGATACATTTTCATGGCCTGTTAATACTACGTCTGGTATTCTTTGGCAGAATTGGGTCACACCAATGAAAATCAAAGCTGCTGGATCTTCAACAACTAAATTTGCAACAACACATATGGGATATACTGCTAATATGTTTGGTCTTTGGCGCGGTTCAATAGTTTATAACTTTAAATTCGTTAAAACTCAATTTCATTCTGGCCGTTTAGCTATTTCATTTATTCCTTATTGCTTTGATCAAACTGGTGCAGGTACACAAGATGTTAACAAATGTTATCGAACTATTGTAGATTTGCGTGATTCTAATGAAGTTTCTTTTTCAGTTCCTTACGTATCTAGTCGTCCTTGGATGTATTGTGTTCGCCCTCAGGCTCCTTGGCTTGATGTAACAGCTGGCGACGCTTTTTATCGCTATACATGTGTGACTGGAATTGTTCAGGTTGAAATTATTAATCAATTGAAAGCTACTGCTACTGTCGTTGGTGATATAAATGTCCTTGTCGAGATTTCAGGTGGTGCGGATCTAACATTTGCTGATCCTTGCTGCCCTAATTACATCCCATCATCAACTGCAACGGACGCCGATGACGAAGAAGATTTGATTTTCGTTCAAGGTTTTATGGGCACTGATGAGGCTATTCCTCGGAATGATGCGCAGATGGGTAAATCCCCAATGAGCATTGATGGTCAATCTATTGATGCAAATTGGGCGCCCGAAGCTCTTTGTACTGGTGAAAAGGTCATTAGTGTTCGACAATTGATCAAACGTTTTGGAAAATTGAATAACAATCTGAATAATTGGGTCGATGGCACTGCTCCAACTTTAAATATTTCTCCATATACAGTCCGTGTACCTGATTCCGCTTCTCGGAATATGGGTCAGTATGAATACTGGTACAATATTTTTGCTTTTTATCGTGGTTCTATGAGATGGAAGCTTTGTGCTGAAGTTGCTAACAATTCAGAAGCAGGACTTACAACAGTTTCAGGAATTCCAGTTGGTCGCAAGACTTTGGATACTTCTTGGACAGTTAAACTTTATTGTTCTCTGCAAGATACTATGAACACTATAGTTGGCAATTTCACTACCGCCAATAATCAAAATAATTATTGTACATCTGCATTATCAAGCAGTCTTGTTAATTCTGAACCATCAACAACTCAAATTTTTCAGTCTTTGGAAGGAGCTATTGAATTTGAAATTCCTTATTACAATGTCTCGCATATTACTCCTGCAATTCTTTCAACTACAAAAGCATTAAATTTTCCTGATATGTTTCGTGGTAATATCCCTCCTATTGCTGTTACAGCAACTCCCCGATCAGCTCCAGGCGCATCAAATAATATTAACGTGTTATTTTATCGTGCACCTGGGGATGATTTCTCTTTTCACTATATTCTTGGAGTTCCTCCTTTAGTGAATATTTCTCGTTAAACAATCTGCTAGAGATGGTAGGTTGAAAATTCTAAGTCCTTATGGAAGTATGGATTCCCTTAGTATTTTTCTTTAACTTTTGCTACTTCCCCCCTCTTTGACGGGTGTTTTATTAATGACTCTTTTTGGGTTAGGCTTTCTGCCAGATAGCGTGATCCATGTGGATCATTTGAGGTTTTTTAACAATTTTCCGACTTAAGCTATCGTATAATTGTTCACATTTTGTGTAAATTGTCATTAATATAAATAGTCG